ATTTACCATTGAGTAGATCTGTAGACCAAGTCTTGTCCGCTACTTCCCGCAAGGGAAGAGCCTCCAAGACTGCTGACCGAAGTCAGGATCTCCGCTCGACTGAGTGGGAGACCTGGTCTGAAGTTATTAAATTCTCGAGAGAGAAGGGTGCTAGAGTGAAGTCTCTAGACCGTGTTTGTTTTGCAGCTGAGTGCATGCAAGCATTTTGGAAGGGCATTTGTGTTGCCTATCCGAAATCTTGTTGGCACCCTTTCTTCGGACTACCGAGGGGACGCTGGGCCACTGGTTTGAACGGACTTATGTCCCTTGCAAACTGGGCCAGACGAACCTCAGTCAGTCGGGGAAAGGCCTTCCTTGCGAAAGCATTGAAGGACCAGCTCGCAAAAGTTAGAGCTTCTTCTCTGGGCGTTATCGGCTACTCGAAAGTTTCTTTTCTAGAAAAGCACTTTCGGGGCAGTCTTGACCCATCGGGTTGGAATGGCCTCTCAAAGAGACGGCTACTCTTTCAAATCTCACGAATTGGAAGAGCACTCCCCTGTGGGGATAGCGACCTCGCGGCAGCAACGATGAAGAAACATCGGAAGAACTTAACCGATGTTTTCTGTTGCAATTCCGCGGATATCGATTCTATCCGGGCCTTTGTGAGAACAAAGGTTCACAAATTGGCGTCCAAGGGACCCGTGCTTAATGCACGCATGTCCACTTCGACATCAGCTTGTGTTGAGCGTTCAAGGAGTAAGGGAGGTAACTTCGGTTATCTCCGTGATCTTTGCGATGCTTACCGTTCCGAATTAATTGGAGAAGAAGAGCTTACTCGACCTTTTAGTCCAGGTGCCTCTCTGCGCTTAACATACGATCGCGTTACCGATAATAGTCGGACCGCTTTCTCTGTTAGAGCGCCAGGTGCTAAGATTAGAAGGGATGAGTGTCTATGGCTATGGTTGCCAAGATACGCCGAAGAGCTTGGAATTGCTCTCGAAGACTGGGAGTTTGTTAGAGAGTATCTGTTTCTTATGGATACAGTACTTTCAAATAAACTTCCAGAAGACATCTTAGTTCAAGCTGTCCCGATCTTCGAAAGGGGTTTCAAAGTGAGGGTCGTGACTAAAGCACCTGGTGTTTTAGTCGCGATGCTTCATCTTTGGAACTCGCTGTTGATTGGTCTTTTGAAACGAGACCAAGCATCAGCCAGTTCTGTTAGCTCTTCCGACCAACGAAGCGAATTCGTGGAAAGGTTCAATAGGAGTATTGACCGAATCCGAGACGAATGGGTCTTCCGGTCGGCGGACTTGACGACTGCCACGGACCTCATGCCGCGTGACCTTTGCCAAGCTATCGCGTGTGGCATAGTAGAGGGTTTTCGCTGTGCTGGTTACAATATAGATGACCAGTTTGCAGAAATCCTTTACCGTGCTACAGCAGACCTCAATTGCGATTGGGGAGACGGACCGTCACAAACGAAGAGGGGGATCCTTATGGGATTACCCACTTCGTGGTCCATTCTCTCCTTTTACAATATGTGGTTACACGATACTGCTTGGAAAGAGGAATACGACAGGGTACCTTCGCGTCTGTATAACCTGTTTTCGATTATTGGCGATGACTATGTCGCTTATCTTCCTAAACGGGTTTCGCTTAGGTATACTTCTGTACTGGAAAGGACAGGCGGGCTTGCTTCAGCTCTCAAAGATGTTGAGAGTCCCGACGCTTTTGTGTTGGGCGAAGAAGCCGCTGTTCTCTCTGGTTCTCAGCTAGTCCCGTTAATCTCTGTTTCTGTGAGATTACTGACGGGGGACTTGGAATGGACACGGGACGCAAAGCATCCTGTGTACGACGTTCCAGTCGCTCTCGATCGCGTGAACGAGACACTTCCTCCCTCTGAAAGGAAGAAGTTCTGTCACATGGTTAAAGACTCCTTTGCCCCTTTAATTAGGCGCTTTGAGAAGTCCGGAATCCCCCCCTTCTTGCCAAGAATGGTAGGAGGGGCTGGTTTTCCAGCCATTGATCGTAATGCTGAGTATCGGAAGTACCCTCGCTTTGGTCGTGCCGTAAGGTGGTGCATTTCTCGGATTGTCCAAGGACATCTGAAAGATGGCACTCGCTTAACGGCCCTTAACTCCGTCTGGTCGGATTTCAAGGTAAAACTTGAATCGTCCCAGTGGGTTGAGGATAAGCTCCAAGCCACGCTCGCCGAGTATAGCTATGTTTCCTCTGCCGCCGATCCTGAATCAGTGAGCTGGTCGGACGCGTCCCGCGAATTGTTCTCGTTTTACTCAAACGCAGAACAGATGGCGGTCGGCGTCGTCCCAGCTGCTGACCGGGTCTTGAAGATCAGTGAGATCTCAAGCCGTTTAAAGGGTACGGTTGATTCTATCAACCGATTAATCCCCAAAGACCGCTTGAACGATCCCATTGAAGACCTAGACTCGGGGGTGAGACGATGGATATCTGTCTATGAAGACGGGTTCCGGTTATCTCACTTGTCAGGAGCGGCCAGATACGGACGTATCTTCTCTCTCGAGAATCTTAGGGCAAGAGACGCGGATAGTATCCGGTCAGATCCGCCTTCCGTAAAACGAAGGAAGATCTGATCGTCTAAGATCCTGCCACAGATAGTTCCTAATCAAGTATCACCTTAGATTAGGACTGTCGACGTTCTGGGTAACTTCCCAGGGTACGCCTCTTGTCGCGCAGCCCATTTACGGGGACGCTGTAACGGCGTTAAGAGAGTCAAAGGTTCGGCTCTCTTTAGCAACACATCTTTTATGGTAAGGGAATATAACGCCCTTATCGGGATGTGAAGTTACCTCGACTTCACTTATGCCTGGTAAGCTAGGTGAGGTACCACTGTTAAGCGAATTACCGCTATGAGACACTGGTTAGGTGCCTATGGTTGCGCCATGTCAGTTGGGG